ACAATGTTCCACCCAGGTTTATCAGTAGGATCAAGCCCCACCCAGCGACTAGTAATACCATCAACAGTTTGAGAGGTGTAATTTAATGCCATTGGAGCAATGACATCATCAGGCTTTACGTTTGAGCCTGACGCAGTGTACTCCCAACCAGTTCGATAGGTTGAGGAGTTAATCACTTCATTTACCTTAGTTTTTGTTGTTGTTGTGCTACTGGTTGTCCCTTGTTGAAAATTAGGAATGACTGGGACTGCTGCAGCAGCTGTTGCGTTAAGCAGAATAAATGCAGCAAATAATCTAAGTCTCATCTAACAGTAAGCTCCTGGACTACCTGTCCTATAGCTGTAGTACCCGCCGAACCCGCTGTAATCGCAATAGCACCATCCGTGGCAATCGTTCCAGCAAGGTCACCCTTGACTCCGCCTGAAGTTGTTGTTGTGCTGCCAAAAATCGGCAGGCTCGGCACTACTCCGGCGGTGACTGTTGTTGAGAGGATTGTTGGGACGTCATCTCCTTCTGTGTATGACTCTGCGTATGAGAACGCATCACCAGCAGTAGTGATACTGTAATCGCCAGGAGTGTAGCCAAGAGCAGTGCCGGAAGTAAGTGTGCCGAGCACAGGAGTAGTGTCTAGAGTGACGTTGTTGCCGCTGACGGCAAATGAACTTGGGATTCGCGTTGCGACTGATCCAGCGCCATCAACCGTGAGCTGCACCGAGCTGGAGATTTTGTTGATGATGTCCGCTTGCACTGGAGCGGCAATCAATGTAAGCCCGAATACCAAGAGGAAGCGCTTCATTTTTTGATGTCGGGGGCAGTGCTTGACTCTAGTTTAGGTTCTTCTTTGTTTTTGCCGTTCTTGCCAACGCTGACGCCATAGGAACTGAGAACAGCTGTCAGCATTGAGGCGGCAAAGGTTGGATCCATGGCTTTGACCTGCCCGAGATAGGACAGTGACAGGCAGGCAAGTGACCACGCCAAGACGATCAAACGGATGAAATCTGAGATCCAGCCTGGATGCTCTTCGTTGTGGTTAGCCATTGCGCAGGACAGCTACGCTTAAAGGGTAACGCTGAATTGGATTCATGCTGCTACTGATCAAGCCGATTTTGTTCAGGTTCCTTCAGTCTGAAGGCGTCAAGAAGATGCTGATCGAGATGTTGGAAGCATATGCCAAGACCACTGACAACACGATTGATGATCGTGTCGTGGATTACGTGAGGCAGAATCTGTTTCCGACTACCAGGGTAGACAAATGAAACCGCACTGGGCGTTAGCACTAGGTTGGTTTTTGCTAGGCGCTGGGACGGTTGTAATGGTCGGATTTGCTGGTCTGCTGTTTGCGTCTGGGTACACTGCTGGGCAAAGTTCTGGTTGCCAAGTCTCGTTAGAATGAAACAACGCATCTGGTTTTCTGTGGGCTTGCTGTCATTGCTACCGTTTTTCCAACATTTCAGAGATGACTCCCCTCACCAACTTGCCGCTATTAAGGAGCTTGAAGAATCCATTGACCCGAAATTACTTGAAACGGATGCCGATTGGTTTGAATCATGGAAGGCATCTGGATACGATCAAGAGATCTTCATGCCATACTTTACCCAGCACGATAACATCACAGGAACTGGCTATCGAGAGTGTTTCAGCTCAGCAGCTGCGATGGTGGCAGCTTTTTACAAAAAGGTCAAAACAGATGATGAGTATAATCAGATCCGCGCCAAATTCGGTGACACGACATCTGTTCACGCGCAGATTGAAACGTTAGAAAGTTTAGGTTTAAATGTTCAGTTTCGAGATGATGGCGATGCCGACCTAGTGGAACTGGAGCTAGAGGCTGGCAGACCTGTAATGGTTGGCTGGTATCACCACGGCGATTTAAGTCTTGGTCATCCTCCAATGTGTGGCGGCATGGGTTGCGGTCATTGGAGCGTCATCAATGGATATTATGGCAAGAATAGTGCTGACCCTGGTTGGATTATGCAAGACCCTAGAGGCGAACCAGACATGATCAAAGGGGGCCATAAGAATCCGCACCTAGGACGCAATGTCCGAGTGTCTCAACGTGAGCTTAAGCCACGCTGGGAAGCTGAAGGCATGGGCACTGGGTGGGTAATTCTGGTAGACAATGAGTGATCTTTACTGGCTATGGGCATTTATACACAGCTTCTTTACGACAGTTGTGATCACTTGCGCTCACCCCACAAATTGGGATAATTGTTTTCCTGTGCACGAGTGGATGGTGCCATGGATTCATGACGTGGTTCACATGCACGAAAACGGTGCTTATTATGCGGAGAAGTGTACTTTGCAGGAATCCAATGGGGTGGGCCGACTGGATGATCGTGGAGCAAACCCTTGAAGAGGAATTAGGTTTGGAACGGTCAGTGCGTGAAATTGAAAGTTGCAGTGATATAGAAGTCTTATCTCAGCTATGTGTGGCGTTAGCGAGACAGAGCTGGCATCAATCTAAGTTATTAAAGCAGGCAGTCGTTCATATTGCTTCATTTGACGATTCAATGACTGCTGCACGGGACTGAGCACGTCCCAAAAGCCTTGCATCTACCGCTTCTTGCCATTTTTGCTTGTCTTTGACAATGGCATCACAGTAGGCTTCTTCATCGACGTTTTCTGCGACATATTCGTACGCTAGTTGCCTTAAGAGTGCGGAAGGTTTGAGGTTTTGTTTTTCGGCTTCTAGCAGGAACAGCTCCCCCCGATAGGGTTCTAGCAAAACTTGGATATAGACGCGGTTGCCATGTTTAGTCGCCATTGCTCAATAATGTGCTAGGCAAACGTTACCATGTAACGGAGTCATCGACACGCTTTTTCCAGGCTGTGCGTTGATTGGAGCGTGAAGTGTTGCGCTGGTTGCGACAGCCATTGCGTATTTCTCGTGCCCGCTCCAAAAACATTGCAGCCCTTTGAAGGTCAGCAGTAGTTGAAAGATTCATGGCCTTGTAGAGCCGTTCCAGAATAAGCTGGCGTCCTGATTTGAGCGGAGGCATGCTCCATCGCTCCAGCAAGGGTTTGATGGAACGTTACCGTATGATCTTCGGTTAAAACAATCCAGTCTTGATTGCGTCGGAAGATTTGGACGTTTTTCATGCGCTAACCAGCTCTTGAAGCTCTTGAAAATCTGACAGCGGAGCTGGCGCTAGGATGCTTACATCGACTCCGCATTTAAGAGCTATTGAAACTTCAGACTGAAAATAGTCTGAGTTATCTTCATAAGTAATTTGCGAAACTGCGCAAATTTGATCCTGATCGTCGTAAGCAGTAAATCTTGCAATAGCTAGTGGCATGTCGTCATCATTGAGGATGTGACAGTAGTAAAAATTAATTTCTCTGTTCATTTTGGGTGTTGTTAAAGAGTTCAGAGATGACTGCGGCAACAACGCTTTCGGCTTGTTGTCTGTCCAGACCGTAGCTATAGCGGCGGCGAATTTTGATAACAGTTTTCTGAAAATCATTGGGAGAAAGCTTGAAGTTGAATGGATTGGCCATGAGTCGATTACGAATCAACTCTGAGCGATTGATACCTTGCTCTTTGGCCTGGCTGGAGAGTTGTTCTACAAGCTCAGGCGGCAGGTAAGCTTTGATCTCTTTCATGCGAAGAATTTACTTCTTTTTGCATTTTGACTTTTGCTTTTGAGACGATTTGATATATGTCCTAGCCGTCACTAATTTTACAGTTTCATGGTAGTCAGGTGGTTCTGGCACGCCACCACGTTCCAAAATCTCAGTCCAGTTCATCCTCGCGCGCGTATAGATGTGAAATACGTCCCCAACGCCCCAAATGCCAGTGATGCCAAGGGATTTAGTTGGGGACACCCTATAGGGACAGTCAGACTTGTCCCTGTTGTTCTTCGGTCAGTTGAATCTCAACCGCTCCATCAGCAAGCTCGGGGACAAGGTTGATGTCCCCCAAGCTTTGTCCCGCATCAGATCCCGCTCCATCACTGGCATCCGTACCAATAGGGGACACCTTCTGACCCTCTCCACGCGCGAGATTAGCTGTGTATTGTTTGGAACGAGAATTTTTTGGGACGTAAGAGACTATGAGCTGTTGAGCTTCGAGTCTCTGGAGCGTTTTCTTGATTGCGGCGGCAGAGCCAGCCACCAGCGGATCAGCAAGGAGATCGGTTTTGGTGCGTGACTCGGGGTAGGCGGTTCTCAGGCGACTCAGCACGCGACCCTGAACAGAGGATGGTGTGGTGTCGTCTGGATCCATCTCAGGCGTGAAGTCAGCGATGTAGAAGTTAAGGTCATCATCCTGTCCAAGGATCAGATGCGTCCCAGAGCGTCCTGAACGGCTCTTCTCCACCTCGATGAGCCGTTCATGCGGCTGAAGCTGCTGCTGCTGTTTGGAGCGCTTCTGGGGGTCTGTCTCGTTGCGCTTGAGGGACCATGTTTCGTCTACGGCGTCACGGATGGCTGAGGTGCCCCGGAATCCACCATTTTTGTTGGCATGGTGAATGATCAGAATGGTGGCAGCAGGGAAGAGATCGCCATTATTTTTGGTTAACCAGTACAGCGGGGTAGCAAAGTCAGATTTGTTTTCATCAAATGCACGGCCACCAGAACATCCAATCAAGGAATCAATAACAACAAGTTTAGGCTTATAAGTCTCCATCAACTTAATAAACTGAGCATATCGTTGAAGCTGCCAATCAGTCTGAATAAAGGTTTGATCAGTGATCGGGAAATCAGCCTCAATCAACTGCTCCTTCAACTGGATCAGAGGCTGATCACCATTGAGAAGCAAGACAGGGCCTTGTATTGTTGGAACGTCAGCACCACGAACCGTGAAAGGTTTGCCAGTTGCGATGTGCTTAGCAAGCGCCCAGGCGGCAGTGGATTTACCATCCCCACCAGCGCCATAGATCAGGATGACAGAAGGATGCGGAAGAACATCAGGGATAAGGTAACCACGCTTTTCATCAAGCTCCATCAGTTTTTCAACAGTCATAAGTGATTGAGCTTTTTCATAAGCAATCTGATCAACGATCAGTTTTTCTAGAGCAGTCTGATCACGATAACCAGCCTGCAAAGCCAAAGAATTCAGCTTGTAATTTACTTCAGCAGGATTATCAAGATCAAGGATTTGCTTGGCACGTCGCATGACTTCAGCGAAGTCAAGAGTGGCTTGACGGATTTCAGTTACAACTCTGGCTTCTGCGGATTGAACGATTTTTGCAATGTCTTCTGAAAATCGTTTACGTTGTGGATCCTCCCGATCTGCAAGCCAGATGAGAGTGCCAAGGCCAACACCATTTCCGCTGAATGAATACCAGACTTCTTCACAGGGATTGTGATCTTCCCATTCATTGGCATAATCAGGATCTTCAGCGGACCAAGCTGACCACAGCATGAGGCCAAGATCGTTTGGCAGCGTGGAATTGATCGCCATACCAATCTTGATCCAGTGATCACGAGTTCCTTTCCCTTGGGGCGTAATGACGGAGAGGCATTCATGAACGATCTGGGCAATCTCGTCTTGAGTGCGATCAGAGAAATCCAGATCTTTTTTTGTGATGGTACGGGGCGGCTGCTTCATTTCAGCTAGCAGCCAGTCAGGAGCTGTAGGTATTTTATCTAAGTTGCCTTCAAAGTGATATTCGCCAGGCGTAGAAACTTTGCCACCTGGGTAAGCACCAAAGACTACACCTTGACGACCCCAAAGAATTTCGTAGTCTCCACCATCTTCTTTGCGAAGTCCATGACCTTTTACGTCAGCCCAAAGTTCTTCAGGAACACGAAAAAGATATTTAGCGGCGTTAGTTTTGGTTGATGTGATTATTGGAGCGCCATTGAGGGAGGTGCCCCAAGCGCGAAGATGTTTTTTCAGTCCACGATCAACATCAAGGATGACGATACCGTTGCCACGGATGCCGGTGAAGACTCCAACAGCTTGAAGGTCGGGGTTGCGTTTGATGGCGAGAGCGACATCAGCAGGTCCAAACTTTTGTTCGTAGCTTGCTTCTAGGGGGTTTTTGCCAGTAGCCAGCTTGCCGGAGAGCATTTTGGCACCTTTTTTATATATTGGTGCGTAAACAAGTCCCTCAGGGAGAGTGTTGACGAAGTCCTGAAAAGCCATGTAAGATTGGAACGGAAATGAACATGACCCGGTTAAGCCCTTTTGCTGCGGGGCTTGGTCGGGTCTTTTTTTAGTTTAGCCCAGCTTGACAGCTAGGCAATCCTCTCTTACAGTATCAAAGCGTCTTACCGAGACGCGACAACCTACACGACAACTTCTCGTGAAATTCTCAGACAGTTTCCTCGCTTCAATCGAGAAAGAGAACGAAGGTTCGTCATCTGCAGATAATTATCTGCGGTACACGAAGCTCGATCAAGGCAAGCCAGCCAACTTCTGCCTGCTAGAGCAGGATCCCCTGGAATACTGGCTTGTCTGGGGCGTAGCCAAGGAAAACGT